TGACATGCTAAGAACTCAATTGATTCTTAAGAACATTATTTCTCCAGAAGATTGGGATTCATTAAGCGATCATATTCAGTACGATTTCTTATATGATAATCAGTTTGCAGAACTTAAAGAATCAGAAATGATGAATGAGAGATTAGGTCTTGCTGCAACTGTCGAACCATATCTTGGTAAGTACTATTCAACAGAGTATCTTCGTAAGAAAGTTCTTCGTCAATCTGATACAGAAATTGAAGAAATTGATGCACAAATTGAACAAGAAATTAAGGATGGAATTTTACCAGATCCTAATTCTATTGATCCAATTACAGGAGAACCACTTGAAGGTGGTGGTGGAGATTTAGGTAATATTCCAGTGGAAGATGATTTAGATCAACAAGGTGCAGTTACAGACGCAGAACTAGCGAATGATACCAAAAAGGCCGAGATATAAATAAAATATATACCTAATATAAAATATGGATAACATCATTGATGCGATTGCGACTGATGCATCTCCTAGTGAGATTGCAAATGATCTTAAAGATTTAATTTATCAGAAGGCAGCAAAGAGAGTCGAAGAACTTCGACCAAATGCTTCTACTGCTTTATTTGATGCTGAAGATGAGGTAGATACTGAACCACAAGAGGAAGAATAATGGCACAAAGAACCCTTATCTTAGCAGCGGAGGTTTCTGTTGCCTCTGGTGTAGGAAATAGTACAACTGTTGGAAGTGCAAAATGCGTTAGAGTATTTAATAGTTCTGGATCAGATCTTACAGTTACTGTGACAGATCCAACAGGTGCAAATACCAAATCTGGAGCTGGTTCAATTTCAATGCCTGATAATACTATTGAGTTTATTGAAAAGGAAGAAACATTTACAATTCATGGAAATGGTGCTTTCAAAGCAACAAAAGTAGGTTTTACCAATTAGAAAAATGAAATTAATTACAGAAGAAGTCCAAAAGGTTAAGTTTATAACTGAGGGCAGGGGTGCGAATAAAAAAATGTTTATTGAAGGAGTTTTTCTACAGGGAGACATCAAAAATCGTAATGGTAGATTATACCCTGTAAATACTCTTGCAAGAGAAGTTGGAAGATATAACGAAAGTTTTGTTAAGAAAGGTAGAGCACTTGGAGAACTCGGACATCCAGAAGGCCCTACTGTCAATCTAGATCGAGTATCTCATAAGATAACTTCACTTCGCCAAGAAGGAAAAAACTTTGTTGGTAAAGCACAAATACTTTCAACACCAATGGGTAAGATTGCATCCAATCTAATCTCGGAAGGTGTCACCCTCGGAGTCTCGTCTCGTGGTATCGGATCACTTAAAGAAGATATGGCATCTGGGTGTAAAGTAGTTGGTGAAGATTTTATGTTAGCAACTGCTGCTGATATCGTTGCTGATCCATCAGCACCTGATGCTTTTGTGTCAGGAATTATGGAAGGTAAGGAATGGGTTTGGGAAGGTGGAATCCTTCGTGAACAACTTGCTTCTCAAACTGCAAAGAAAATTAACACTCTTGTTAATCAAAATGCACTAGAGGAACATAAACTTGGATTATTCCAAAATTTCTTAGCAAATCTGTAACATTATAAATAAATACAGATTATTTTAAATCTAATATTCAAATGTCCGTTGGTCAAAATTAAACGAAATGGAAAATGTAGTAACCAAAGGGGCAAAACCGGCAGATCCAATGCCAAAAATTGCCCTATCAACTCCCGGTCAAGCATCGGTTGAAGATTTAGGAGGCCCAACACCTCAAAATTCAAAACCTGATGATGATTCAAATAAGTTGAAAACACCCGGCACAACCTTGAAACAGGTTAAGGATATTGTGACTAAAGGTGCTAAACCTGCAGATCCAATGCCAGCGGGCATGAAGGAGGAAGAAGAAGTTGAAGGCGACGTTGTTGCTGAAAACCCTGAAATCTCCTCAGAAGACGAAGTAGTTTCTGAAGAAGAGACTGCAGAAGTCGATGAAACTCAAGAAGTTGTTGCCGAAGAGGAAGCAACTGAAGAGGAAGAAGTTATCGAAGAAGAGTCAATTGATGTCGAAGCAGACGTTAATGCACTCCTCGAAGGTGAAGAACTTTCTGAAGAGTTTCAAAACAAGGCAAGAACAATCTTTGAAGCAGCAATTAAATCAAAACTTGCTGAAGTCAGAGAGGCAGTAAAAACTGAATACGAAGAGCAACTCGTTGAAGAAGTTGCATCTATAAAGTCTGAACTAGAAGAAAGAGTTGACGCATACCTTGAGTATGTCGCTGACGAATGGTTGCAAGAAAATCAAATTGCAGTCGAATCTGGTCTCAAGACTGAAATGACTGAATCCTTCCTAGAAGGTATGAAGTCACTATTTGAAGAACATTATGTATCCGTACCTGAAGACAAATATGATGTCGTCGAGAGCATGGTAGATAAACTTGATGAAATGGAAGGAAAACTCAATGAGCAAATCGAAAAGAATATTGCTCTAAACAGGAGATTAGCCGAGTCCACTGCAGACGTAGTTTTTGCAGATGTTACTGAGAGTCTTGCAGACACTCAGAAAGAAAAACTTGCAACCCTCGTTGAAAATGTTGAGTTTGAAAGTGAAACAGACTATCGTGAGAAACTAGTAACACTTAAGGAATCTTATTTCCCAAGTAACGCAGGATCTCAAAGAGACAAGTCAGAAAATCTATCTGAAGGCACAGAAAATGCTGTAAATATCGCTGAAATATCAAATAGTATGTCAGCATATCTTCAGACTCTGAATCGTGTCTCTAAGAAATGAATTATTTTTTAAACATTCAAACAAAACGAGGAAACTTTTAAATGCAAGCCCCTATTAATCAGGAAGCACTGCAGGAGAAGTGGGCACCCCTTCTAGACTATGAAGGTCTTGATCCAATCAAAGACAATCATAAAAGAATGGTAACAGCCGTTCTCTTGGAGAACCAAGAACAAACTATGCGCGAAGAAGCGCAATTCTTATCCGAGCAACCAACAAACAGCACAGGTTCATCTGGTGCAACTGCTGGTTTCTCTGCTGGAGCCGACAAAACAGGCCCAGTCGCTGGTTTTGACCCAGTACTTATAAGTCTTATTAGACGTTCAATGCCAAACTTGGTCGCATATGACCTTGCTGGTGTACAACCAATGAGCGGCCCAACAGGACTTATCTTTGCAATGAGATCCAGATTCACTAATCAAAGTGGAACTGAAGCACTATTCAACGAACCAGATTCATCATTCTCAGCTAATGACGATGGTAAAAACCTTACTTCTAATGGTTATACACAGAACGAAGGTTCATTAACTGGTGGTAACGTTGGTTTCGGTACAACTGCAGCACAAGCAGGTACTAACCCCGGTGCACTTAACCCAGACTCAGTTGCTAACTCACAGGCCTACAACGTTGGTCGTGGTATGAACACTGAAGACGCTGAAGCACTCGGATCAGAGGCTGGCGATCAGTTCAACCAAATGGCATTCTCAATCGAGAAGGTCACTGTAACAGCAAAAACCAGAGCACTAAAGGCAGAGTACAGTTTAGAACTTGCTCAAGACCTTAAGGCAATCCACGGTTTGAACGCTGAAGCAGAACTAGCAAATATCCTTTCAACAGAGATACTTGCTGAAATCAACAGAGAAGTTATCAGAACAATCTACAAGGTTGCTGAAACTGGTGCTACTCTAAACACAACTACTGACGGAACATTCGACTTAGATACCGACAGTAACGGAAGATGGTCAGTTGAGAAGTTCAAGGGACTTATATTCCAGATCGAGAGAGATGCGAACCAGATCGCACAAAGAACTCGTCGTGGAAAGGGTAACATGGTACTTTGTTCCGCTGACGTTGCATCTGCATTAACAATGGCTGGTGTATTAGATTACACACCTGCACTTAATGCTAACCTAAACGTTGATGACACAGGCAATACATTTGCTGGTGTTCTTCAAGGTAAGTACAGAGTCTACATTGACCCATTCGCAGCAAACAACGATGATAATCAGTATTACGTTGTTGGTTACAAAGGTACTTCACCTTATGACGCAGGATTATTCTACTGCCCATATGTACCATTACAGATGGTAAGAGCAGTTGGTCAGGACACATTCCAACCAAAAATCGGATTTAAGACTCGCTACGGCATGGTCGCTAATCCATTCGCAGAAGGAACTGATCAAGGTCTTGGTCGTCTTGCAGTTAACAAGAACCGTTACTACAGACGTGTTAAGGTTGCAAACCTAATGTAATTCAGATATTACATATTTTTCAAGAGACTCCTTCGGGGGTCTCTTTTTTTGTCAAGATCTCCTAACAATAAATAATTGTTACAGGAGGTAAAGGCAAATGTTACACATTAATTTTAATTGGCAACCCCCAGAAGTGCCAGAATATGATGAAGAAATCCATAATCCAGAGAGGGTCTTTGCTTTTCTGTGTTATAGAGGTGTTCATTATGCTAAATGGGTATATCTAGATGTTTTTAATATTAATACTTGGAATCTAAATAACCCTAGACAAGGAGA